ATTATTGAGCGGATCCCTGCAAATGCTATTGGCACCATCTGCGAGCGCGAGTTTGTGAAGGAGGTGTAAACTTGAAAAAACGCAATATCACACCCTTAGATTTTTACCGCATGTGCTACACCCTGTCCCCTGATATTATGGTTAGTGTGTACAGCGCAACAAAAGGTAATCTGCCTTTGTGGACTGGTGAATTTCGTTCTATGCCCCTGTTTTATCGCAATGCGATTATTGAGGACATGAATATTTTTGCAAAAGACTCAAAAATCGTAAAATTGACTTTTGCGTTGCAAGATAGGAGCATTGACATGTCATACTAACAGAAGGGGTTAACATGAAAAAATGCAATATTACACCATGGGATTTTTATCACACGTGCGTTAATTTGTCTCCGCAAGTACCAGTATCGGTGTATTTCACATCGCAAAAAGGTGTTGGGATGCCGGTGTGGACTGGCGAATTTAGGTCGATGCCGAAGCCGTATCGTTATGCGATTATAGACTATATGTACATTTATACAGATGAATGGGTTATATCTAAAATAGTATTTACGCTGCAAAATGGGGGTGATGATTATGGCAAAGCATAAACCCACGCAATACGCGTGGCAAGACTTAGAATACACTCCGTACTATCTCAATAAGCACACCGTAGCAGAGCTGCGTAAAGAATATAGCAAACTCCGCTCTATCGTGCGCAAACGTCAAGAGCGTCTGGAACAATCAGAATTTGCCGAACTTGCAGAGGTCAAGCATTATGGCAAGTTACCGCCTGTTGCACAGATTAAGAACAAACAGCAACTTGTATATGCTCTTGCTGAAGCAAAGCGCTTTTTGAACAAAGATATCTCAATCACCCGTTTTAAGCGCGAACGCAAGGCTATGATTGCAAAGCTCAATGATAATGGTTATGACTTTGTTACAAAACAGAATTTTTTATCATATGTCACATTTATGGAAACTATGAGAACAATAGCGCAAAATATGCATTTTGATTCTGAACCGATTGCAGATCTTTTTGAAAGTGTAACGACTGGCAAAATACCTGAATCCAAAGTGCTAAAATGGTTTGAGAAATTTATTAAAAAGCAAGAAGAAGCTGCCCGCGACTATCCCGCTAAATATTCTCGTACGAGAAGGGGTGAGGTGAACATTGAAAGTAAAGACCTTGAAGAATGGGCAAGCCATTTGTTCGGTGATTGACTTTCCGCTTGAAAAATTCGCCGCGCTGCCAGTGCTAGACCGGAAAAATACGAGAACTAAAAAAACAAAATTGCTTGATATTGTGACGGCGTTTGATATTGAAACAACCCGTATTAAGTCGATCGAACAAGCCGTTATGTATATCTGGCAATGGCATTTTGCAGAACCTATCAATCTAACTGTTGTCGGCAGAACATGGGATGAATTTGAAGCATTATGTGCTAGCCTTAAAGCCTGCATGCAAGAGCAATCTCAAGAAGATTACCATTTGCAGCTCTGTGTATATGTCCACAATCTGTCATATGAGTTTCAGTTTTTGCGCGGAATTTATCATTTTACAAACGATGAAATTTTTGCCGTTGATCGCCGCAAAGTCCTGAAATGCACGATGTACGATGATTTTTTTGAATTTCGGTGCAGCTATCTGCATTCGAATATGTCGCTTGATGCATACACCCATAAAATGGGCGCCGCCCATGGCAAACTATCCGGTATAGAATTTGATTACAACAAAACCCGCTATCCATGGACGCCGTTGTCAGATGATGAGCTAGAATATTGTGTAAATGATGTACTCGGCCTGTGTGAAGCCCTAACCATTGAAATGCACCATGACAATGACAACCTGTATACAATCCCTCTAACCTCCACCGGTTATGTGCGCCGTGATGCACGCGCAGCCATGAAACGTGCAGGGTTGGAACGTCTCGGCGCTATCCAGCCCGATGCAGAATTATACACAATGCTGCGTGAAGCGTTTCGGGGCGGTAACACTCATGCTAACCGCTATTACACAGGTCAAGTGCTGCGTGGCAAAATCCAGAGCGCAGATCGAAGCAGTAGTTATCCCGATGTGCTGTGCAATTGTCTGTACCCAATGCGTGCTTTTGAGCCTATCGGCGAAATAACACTAGACGGGCTTAAACGTAAACTCAACAAGCACCGCAAAGCATTGATAATGCGTATTGCATTAACAGACGTTGAGTTAATCAACCCCTGCTGGGGTTGCCCATATCTAACGATGGACAAGAGCCGGAATGTGATTGACCCCGACCGCGACAATGGGCGAATATTGAGCGCGAAATATTTGGAAACGACCGTGACAGATGTTGACTTGACAATTATCCTTAAAGAGTACAAATTTAGCGGTTTCCGGGCGTTTGACTGCTGGCAATCCACCTATGCCAAGTTGCCCCACGACCTGATTGAATGTGCAATAGATTATTACCGCGCAAAAACCAGTTTGAAGAATGTACCCGGTCAAGAACTGTACTACATGAAAAGTAAAAACAAGCTCAATAGTATATATGGCATGATGGCACAGGATCCCGGCAAGCGCTCCATATTATATACCCCTGAAGAAGAATTTGAAATTGACGAAAAAACGCCAATCGAAAATATCTTGTCGCAGAATCTGCGCAACGCGTTTTTGTGCTACCAATGGGGCGTTTGGGTAACAGCCAATGCCCGCTATCAGCTTGAAGAGGGTATAGAGCTTGCAGGAGACGGCTTTTTGTATTGCGATACCGACTCGGTCAAATATATAGGCAACATTGACTGGACGCAATACAATAGAGCCAGAATCAAAGACAGTAAAGCTTCTGGGGCTTATGCAGCTGATTCATCCGGTAAAATGCATTACATGGGAGTGTTTGAGCCGGAGCATGATATGTGCGAATTTGCCACGTTGGGCGCTAAAAAATATTGCTACCGCGAAACGCCAGAAAGCCCACTGTGCTGCACAATTGCAGGGGTAAACAAAAAAGAGGGCGCAAAAGAGCTGGAACGCCACGGCGGCATTGATGCATTTAAGCCGGGTTTTGTTTTCCGGGACGCTGGCGGCACAGAATCCGTATACAATGATAGTCCAGAGATGGACAGCATTACAATAGACGGTCATGTCCTACCGATCACATCCAACGTTGTGATACGCGAAAGCACCTACAAACTCGGAATAACTGTGGAATATATGGACTTGCTTTTGCGCTGCGACTACACCCGGAAAGGCATTGGCAGGCTGGACGAATATTTTGAAAATGGGTATTGACATTTGGTCACAAATGCAGTATCATATAATTGTAGCAAAAGAAGCTACAAAACACAGACACGAACAAAGGAGTAAACAATCATGAAAATCATCAAGAGCTTCCCCGAAAATCTGACCATGAAGCAGGCTTATAGCCTGACCCGCAACCCCGACTCCCGCCCGATGAAAACGCTTGAAGGCGCGACTTTTAATATCGAAGCTTATGCGCTCTATGAAGATATCAATTCTAAGGGCGAAACGCAGGAAGTACTTGCAGTCCTTACCAGCGAGGGCGACACGTTTAGCACCATCTCCAGTACGTTTAAGCGTGATTTTGATGCAATCGTTGATGTTGCCACCCAGTACGGCGCTGACCTTGCCACTGTTGACATTGAGGTTATCGGCGGCGAAAGCAAGCAGGGCCGCCACTATATCGGGTGCAAGATGAACTAACCATTTCCATTCTTGACATAATTCCTCCCACAAAAGGGCGGCGGCTTGAAAACCGCCGCCCTTTTGAAATACACGAAAGCGAGTAAAGATGAAAAAGAACAAACTATACCTAGACAGCGGATATTTGAACATGGATTACATCATGGAATTGAAAACGCCCTATATTATGGTTGTCGGTGGACGCGGCACTGGCAAAACATATGGTGCACTAAAATATGTGCTTGATCATCGCATTACATTTATGTTGATGCGCCGCACACAAACCGCCATTGACCTAGTTAATAAGCCGGAATTTAGCCCTATCAAGCCGGTTTGTGAAGATATGGGTTTGAGCATTAAACCTTTCCCGATCTCCAAGGGCAGCAGCGCTTTTTATGATGTGGATGAAGAGGGCAACAATTTGGGTGGCTTGCCGTATGGCTACACCTGCGCACTGTCCACAATTTCCAACATGCGCGGTTTTAGCGCAGAGGATTGCAAAATTTGCATCTATGATGAGTTTATCCCCGAAAAACACGAACGTCCGTTAAAAAATGAAGCTGCGGCATTTTACAACGCGTATGAAACTATCAACCGGAATAGAGAGTTAAAAGGTGAACCACCCCTAAAAATGCTGTGTCTTGCCAACGCAAATGATATTGCAAACCCGCTGTTTTTGGACATGGGACTTGTAGCCCGTGCGCAACGCATGATTGATACCAAAACAGAGATGTGGCAAGACAACGAGCGCGGTATTACATTGATTATGCTCCAGCACTCCCCAATCTCGGCGGAAAAAGCAAATACCGCATTGTACCGTCTTACTAAAAATACACTATACAGCGCAATGGCTTTGGACAACGATTTTAGGCAAGAGTATAGCCGCATCAGCCCCCAAAAAATCATTGAGTATAAGCCAGTATGTGTTGTAGGCGAGTTGGAAATCTATCAGCATAAATCCCGCATGCAATATTATGTGACAACTCATAAATCCGGCGCATGTCCAAAGTATGAGAGCACAGAGCGTGGCATACAAATGTTTAATGCGCATTTTGCATGGTTTAGGGTTACTTACTATTTAAGCAATAATGTATTGTTTGAGTCCCCAATTTGTGAAGTATTACTAGATAAGTATTTTCGCGAAGGCGCGAAAATCTCAAGCCGGAAAGCATAAAAAACAGCCCCTGCCGTATTGGCAGGGGCTGTTGCTGTTAAGAGATAGTGGGAACAAGAACTTTAATCGGGGTCAAGCCGCTAGCGTTTGACCAGCGCGGGAAGTCCATTGGCGTACCGTCAATGTTGCGGATACGGTCAAGGATTACAGGACTCAAACCCGTATTAAACCCCTCGCATGTTACAGTATAACTATAACTAGCTGGCCGCACGGCATATAATACAATCGCACTGTTGTCTTTTGCGTAATAGATTTTATTCTGGCCCGATGTGTCAAGATTGTAGGAGATGTTTTTTGTACCGCCGCTAGCTGCGGCAATAGTCTTATACATGTCACGATTGACTACCGCACAAATAAAATCATTGGGTGTATAAGAGTTGATTGACAGATATACAGTAATATCTATGTCATCGCGATCCCTAACACGGATAGATCCTTGCGCGGACGCTGTATCAGCGGTCGGTAGCGGGATATAAGCAAACGCCTTATACTGTGCTGGGTCGCTCTTCACAGCCTGACCCGCAACGGTATATTGCATCTGGTCAGTGATTGCAAGGTCAATACAACGATGCTCCCCCGCCTTGCAAAGATACTGGCCACCGTCGCTGAAAATATATTCGCGCTTGGTGTAAATGTACGCATTGTTGATTTTGCACACCATGGCAGTGACAGGGTATTGCCCAATAGTCTGCACCGTGGTAGATACTTTGGCGCCACGGTTAATCACGCCGCCGTCAACCGTCAGCTGCGGACTAGGACTTGTGCCAATCAGTGCAAGTGCGGCGTTGCCCTCTCCGCTGGTTGCCGTGCTATCGTTAACCGTATAAATCAGGTTATTGATGTATGCAGCAGCTTTGCCCGGCCCGTCAAAAATAATACCACGGCGGCAAGTATCAAGATACAGGTTGTTAATGTGCACATCATTGTTGGTAACTTTTAGCCCGCACGTGCTCTCCCACCATGTATTTGCATCAGCGCCGCCGCTGCCGCCGGATGGGATGCCATTATAGGTAATCCAGTTGCATCCAAACACGTTAGTACGGCAATCAAACCCGGTTTGACATACCATTGCAAGCAGGTTATTGCAATCACAATCCGGGGACTTATCGCCCCAATAAAATGCAACGTTACCGGTAACGCGCTCCGCGGGGTGTACATCGCTAAAGCCCCATACCGTTACATTATCCATGTAGCAGTACCGGCTTAACGTGCTGGTGCTGGGCTGCAAGTACACGCCATAGGATTTTACACCGCTAACGCTTACATTATAGATGTAATTGTCGGTGTATACGTCCGTGGTATATACGATGCCGCCAATCATGCCGTTGCAAATAATATCCAGATTTGCAATAACCACATTGCCGTCTACATCGTTACCGGATACGGTGAGCACGCCAAGGCTGCCAAACGCTGTCGGATTGCCAGTATACTGCAAAATCGTGTCACTACTGCCGCGTGCAGGGTCACGGGAAGCGCTTGCACCATACAAGCTATGCTTAAGCTGCACAGGGGCGCTAATCTTGTATGTACCAACGGGAATAAACAGGGGGAATTGTGCGGTGTAAGTATTAAGGGTTTCGGTAATATCGTCCGTGCCGTCTTTTTTGAGCTCCTGAAATTCTTCAATGCTTCGCGGCGAGGGCTTGATGCCGGGAATTTTGCCAGTGCGGCTTACCAGGAACTTGGTGTCGGTGTTGTTAAAACTTGTACGCATAGTAACATATGCAAAATCATCATCAATATTGACAGGTGTCAAGCGCCTAAACTGTGGCGTTCCGTAAAAACTAACGGGAATGGAAGTCTGCATACTGCCAAGAGTGATAGAATTTGCGCCAATATCCAAATGCGGGACACCATTGCAGCGTAGCGAAATAATATTTTGACTATCCAAGCTCATACTGCCGACAGATTGTACAGACAATGCTCCGTCAACCGTCTGCGTAAGGTCGCCGGTGGTATCCTTGTCAATTTTATTGGACAGTTCCGTGTTAATGGTCGTAATGTTGTTTTGCAGCGTGCTCACGGCCTGCGCCAAATTGGCAAGCCGTGCATCAATCGTGGTTTTTGCGGTGTTGTTGGTGCCGTACTTGGTGCCGCGTGTAATGGCGGTGGTGCATACATACAGGGTATTATTGAGCCATACAAGGTCGCCGCTTGCACGGTCTGCGCTTGCCGTGATTTTAAGCCCCTCATCTGCTGCGGTAATTGCCAATTTGACCGTGCTCCAAAGCGTGGAAAAATTGCCAATCTTTGTCCAGTAATCGGTGTTGTCAATCTCAACGCCAACCGGCACAGGCTGCACGCTCAAATAGCCGTCCCCGTTGGTATCAAGCACAACCTGATTTTTGGGATACTGACGGGTAATATCCCATTGCAGCGGGTTTGCATAGGTAATGCTATTGAGCGAGATAAAATCCGCAATAGCTACATCCTGCTTTTTGAGCGTCTCCAAAATCCAATCAAGATTGAGTTCATGGAAATTGGTATAAGGCCATTTGGTGTCAAACATGCTATAACCTCCTTAATATACAAGCAGCAAAAATTGCTGTTTAAACTTGTCAATCAGATACTCGTACATGTTCCAGTCGGCAACCCTGCGTTCTTCTTCAATCATTTGCTGCGAGGTGGTCACGCCGATATTGCCATGTACTCGCCCTGTGTGTTTTAACTCTTCGTTGCTGTTGCCCTCGCTGTTTCCGGTCTGCGTGCTCTCGTTGGTGCTGTCATTGTCATTTTGACCGCTGGTAACAAGGTTCCCGCTGTCAAAACCTGCGGCCTTACTAATATCGGTACTGTGATTTTTGCCAACACCTTTATCTGTGCTTTGCACCCTGCTGTTAGTTTGGTTGTTGTCTGTCCAGTCCTCTTGCCGGTCATAGTTTTCGATAGGGTTGTATTGCAGCTTGGTGGTGTTCCACATCTTTTGCCAACTGTCCAGATGTGCGCTTGACCAAATGCCAATAACAGAGCGCATAGTTGAGGGGTTTGAAAACAGCACTTCCATCTCCGCCGTTTCCATCAACAGGTTGTTGATGTACAGTTGTTTGTCCATGCCGTCCGGCAATACAAGCTCATTAAAAATTGTGTTGTCGTACTGGTACAGCCCTAACAGTGACAAGGTTGCTCTACTCATCTTCGCCGCCCTCACTTTCTGCGCTGACCTGCGGCTTGCTGCGCCACTCAACGCCAAGTTTGACGCCAAACATTTTGCTTGTTTGGGCAAAACTCTTTTGCAGCTGATCCAGCCACAGATCTGCTTTGCTGGTTACTTCCACGTTGTTTGCATTGACCTCATCGCTGATAAGGCGCTCTTTTTTGTCTGTATTGGCGTTAGGGATACCGACATCGGTATCAAACATCATCTCCCATTTGCGCAGATCCGCCAACGCATCGCCCGCGATATAGTTTTGCCCTACATTTTGTTGAAAGGGGATCCAAGACGGATTGCCGCTCTGGACATCATACAACGCCGTATCGACAAATGTTGCAGGCTCACCGCTTGCCACCCGGTCAAACAGTTTCTTTTGACTCTCGGCGGTATTTTTGTTTTTGCCGAAAAACACATAAGACAATCGGCTGTTGACAAGGTTCACCCCTGCTGTCTCTGCGGTTAGGGCCATCATATCAGCGTAAAATCCCACCAAATCCATGACGCTGCCATAATCAGGTTGCAGCTTGATAAGTGTACATTGCGTTCCAATATCCAGACTGCGCAAACCTCTGAGCAGGGGATTTTTGACAAGGGCGCGTTTAGGCTGATAAAAAATGTTATACCCTTCAAGTCCGCACTGCTGCGGGATAACTCCGTACTTGTCGGTGTTAAGCACTGCAATATAGCCGACGCCGTACAGCACATACAAAAAGTAGTCTCTATCCCATGTTTCCGGCAAGTCCCACCTAAAAACAGACATTGCTTTTTGCAGCAGATACCGGGCAAAAAAGCGTTGCAGCTCTGTGTTTTTGGTGTGTACAGTGCTGGGGCTGTGCTGGCTTACTGCGGCGTTGATATAATCGTACATGTAAGGCGCTGCTTGCATTTATTTCACCTCTTTCAGCTTAAATAGCAGCCAAATGGGAATAGGTTTTTTCCCTGGCGTGGGCGGCTCGGGGCCGGGGCCGGGCGGATTGTCTGCGCTCCATGTTACATCATACTTGCCAACCGCGTTAGGGATACCCAAAATCTGGGATGGGTCTTGGCGGTAACGAGTAGAGCGACCGCCTACCCAATACTCCCAATGGGTGTGGATACCTGTTGCATTGCCAGTCTGACCCTGTGTGCCGATTAAGTCGCCTGCTTTGAGCACTTCTCCGACTTTGTGCGTCTGTGCCTTAAAATGCGCAGCCAGCCAATAACGCTTATTGCCCATATCTACCACTATATAATTACCCCAACTGTCGTTACCGGTTTTACCGCCTTGCCAAGTATGCGCCGTTACAATCGTGCCGGCCTGCGGCGCAAACGCCAAAAAATCAGTGGGGTGCTTGGTGTCAATGCCGCCGTGGTGTGAGCCGTCCGAATAATACGGATATGCTGCGGTTACTGTGATTGTGCTCTCATCAGTAATACACTGCGGATAGCTTGCCATATAATATCAACTCCTTTACTCAAAATAAAAACCGTTATTAAGATGCTCACGGATTGCGCTAATCTCCATTGAAGTTGCAGGCGCGGAAAAATCGCTGTCTGAACACATGATATAGCCGGACAAGCTGCCGATCGTGCGTTTTTCGCACAGCGGATAGCCGCGGTGATCCGGAGCTTCTCCAACCAAATCCCAAAACTTGCCTAACAGATAAGGGGTAAAGCCATACTCAACAACACTGCCCTGCCCGCCTTTTGACACACTTTCGGCGGTTGCCTGCTGGGCACCGCTCTGTATACCATTGGCAATTGAGGTTACGTTTTGGCCAACGCCTAAAGTTTCGGCACCGTTAATCCAATCATGGACTTTTCGGGTAATATCCACCGCCTGCTGGAAAAATGACTGTGCACCGGCAACTACACCACCTGCGACTGCCTGCACAACTCCGCCTGCGGTATTAACCATGCTTGTGATTTGGCCTATCTGGATTTGCACCGCCACATTACCGGTTAGAGTCTGAAATGCAGCTTTATAATCATCTCGCGCAGAAAGCTCCAAAACCGCGTTGCCTGTGTATAGGTCAATTGCCAATATGCCATACAATCTACTTGTATTATACAAGCGGCTGCTGTCAATATCAATCAGGCCAAAACCGGGCATGTACATTTTATAGGTGCTGTATGGAGTTGCTTTCAAATAGGAATGCTTACTATCAGCGGACGAATGTTTGGGAATTGCAACGTTAAAACGATATTGTAAGCTATCATTATTTTGGTCGAGTACCCAGAATTTATCACCCACGTCAAATCTCCACCAACCAACTGGCACACTCTCAACAGCCGCCGCATCTGGAAAACTTGCCGCAAACGGCAACCAATATGCAAAACTAAAATACTGGATAGGATTAAACAGCGCTTTTGCAAGATTGCCGCTAATCTCGTTAGGGTCTATATTAAGATAATCAGTATCGGATAGTAATTTAGTCATCAACTTCTTAAAACCGGCTGCCTTGCAGGCTATTGTAGTTGTAGAGCCAAATGCATTATAGCCATATGCCTGCACGCCAAAAATAAAAGTACCACCTTGTACATTATCTGTATAAATCGCGGGCAAGTCCTGCCTTGCTAATCTTGCATAGCTTAATGTTGGATACGTGGTATCAATAATATCTGGGTTAACAGCACTTGCAGCTCTTACAATATATTCTGTGCTGTTGGCAATCTCGTTTCGCCAACTTGCCAGAGGGTCAACGGTCATGCTTGCGTACCACATGCCCGCCGTCCATGTCCAATTGTCGATAAAATAAAATCTGCCAAAATCTGGAATATAGGCATAGTTCCACGCGTGGGGGCTTTCCGACTGCCCGAATGCTACAAAACCAATTTCCGGCGCTAACATGCTGCAAGATTCCCGCAATTGACCCTGCACGCCTTTTGCCGTGCCAGAGGGGCGGGCGGTGCTGTTCAATTTTTTCGCAAATTGATATAGCGTGATATTCAAAATCTCACCTCTTTCAAAAATACCCCGTGCCATGACTGACACGGGGCTATTATTAAGAGTTAGTCAAGCAGCAGCACAACGGCCTTTTCGGTGTTATCCTGAATAGTCTTGATAGTTGCATGCTCTGCGGTATTCCAATAGCCGCCGTCAATGTTGAGCGGGGTGGTCGCGCTCCACATATTAGTGTAGCAATAGCCCAGCGCGTCACGGTCGTGCATAATGCCAAAAATACCGGCCTGGTTCACGGCCTTGGATGCCTTTTTGACTGCACCGGCGGTGCTGGTGTATACCGGCGTGATGCTCACGCTGTCCGGCGTTTCGATGGACTGCCAGAAATTGATTCCCTCAAACTTTGCAAGTTTGAGATAGTCGTCGTGGAACGTGGTAGACAGTGCCATCGTGCGCATCTGCTCATATGCTTTGCTGTACAGAGCCACGCGCAGGTCGCTGCCGCGGGTATGGCGCAGGACGGGCTTTGCATTAATAACAGTCTGGTAAAGCTGACTGCGCTCACCCATAAAACGCGCAATCACGTTCAAACGGGCATACACCCAGCGCATAAAGGGCGCGAAATTGTCAGGCTGGTAAACGCTCTGCGCCGACAGGTTCAAACCGGTTTCGGTGTTGTACTCGGTCAACAGATGCACAACACGAGAATTCTGGCCCTCATCCAGAATAGCGGCGATAAAATTCGCTTGCATGCCGCGGGCGACTGCTTCGCGATAAGATTCTTTATCGTTGTTGCGCTCCGTCATATTCATGGCGTTAAAACGCATAAACTCGTCCGCGCTGGACATCGCCACGTCAAACTGATCCTTAAACGTGGTATAGCGCTGCTGGTAGACTGCTGTGCCGTAAAAGTTGGTCTGCAAGACTTCCTGCTTGCTGATCTTGTACATATCCACGCTTTCGCCGTTGCCAAGCGCGTTACTAGCATGGCCTGTGGCATCATAGGCAACAGGCCAAATAAAACGCTGGTCGTCCTGCATCTTAGCAGCAATGGGGCTGATCTTGCGCAAGGCGTTGCCGTATCGTGGCAAATCCATTTCCAAGCTGGTAAGAGGGCTGGTGTAGTCACGCACTGCATAGATTGATCTACTCCAAATCTGAGACAGTGCGTTAATAATGGGGTCATACCCGGTTTTAAGTGCGGTCTGGGCGACCGAAACAAACTGTTCGGGGGTTGCAATATCCGTAATCACTTTCTGACCGGTTGCCTGTTCAACAGCAGATCCAAGGATGGTTGCGGCCTGAGAAATAGTTGTATCATTCATTTATCCGCTACTCCTTTGTGAAAATATGAATTGTCTCCCGAGTCAACACTCGCATATTCATCAACAGAAATAGAATATTCCACTGCTGGTTCTCCACTAGTCCAAAGTATCAAACTCACCACCCCTTTACCGCAATTCTCGCTTTGAAAATCAATTTTTACTGACGTATTCTTCGGAACTCTAAACGACTCTGCGCTCCATAATTGTCTTCCAACACTAAGTATTAGATCGTTATTTACTGCCGATACGGTAATTTTCCTGATGGGGATTTGAAACTCTAATACAAACCCGCTGGATGGCGCCGTACCTCTAAAAAACTGTTTTGCCATCTATCTCACCTTCTCTCCGGCATGATAATATTTGCAAGAACGTCCTCCGCGGTCTGCGGTTTGGGCTGTTCGGTTGCCGCAATGTTCATAGTTTTGATCTGAGCACCAAGTGCGTTAATCGCAGCAATAATGCCATCTGCATCCTGTGCAGGGGCAGCGGGTGCAGCGGGTGCAGCGGGTGCAGCGGGTGCAGCGGGTGCAGCGGGTGCAGCGTTGTCAAGAGTGACAAGTTTTGCAAGGTCGTCTTTAGTATAACCTGCACGGCACAGAGCAATAATATCATCAATAGTCATGTGTATTACACCTCTTTCAATACGGTTGTTTTGGCTGGGTCGTTGATAAGTTTGACAAGCGCGTCTTTGTCGCCTGCTGTCATGGGGCCACATGCGGCGTTTTGATTGTAATTGTGGGTGTATTCGCTATAATAGCCAATACCCAAATGCTTGCATTTGCTGTATACAAGCCACGCCTGTGCGCTGGTAATGTCGGCATACATAACAACATACATTATGCATCACCGTCCGTTTTACTCATGTGTTCGCAGAGTTTTACAATAGCAGCGGTGTTTTCTTTAATTGTGGTGTTACTCTGCCACCACATCAGCAAAAACGCGGCAATCGGAAAACCAACCTGCTGGATAATAGTACCGATCTCTTCCATGGTTTACACCTCACTTTCAAACGGACGGTCATACAAAAAGCGGGAAAAGACTCTTGACCCGCTACAAGGTCGTGCGCCGGATTCCGTCCGTATAGCTTGCGCATCTTTTCCCGCTCTTATAGTATCATATTTAATTATTGATGTCAATAGCTAAATAAAATTTCCACTCCATGTTAGGGTTGACTAGCATGGTTTCAAACTCATGTTTTGCAAGTGTATAGGGCAAGTTGCCATATTCGCCGGTATAGATACAGCGTTCTTTATCATATACGCGGATACTTGTTTTAGGCTGCATTGACAGGCACACTCTATAAAAATCACGGATTGTCATTACCAAACATCCCCTTTATATAGTTATCTGCCCATGCAGCAAAATCATTATTGCAGTCGTTGCGTTTATCCTCATTGATAATTGCTTTTGTTCTGCGTGCCATCGCGCACATTTGGCAATGTTCACAGGTTGCACAGGATTTTTTCACACCGCAGTTGCACAACAAGTCATTGATTGCACGTTCAAGCGCGTTGCGCGTTGCTGTATAGATTGTCATATAATCACCTCAATTCTAATGTTCTAATACAGGCATCATCAGGCCGCAGCCCCATAAAATCACAATATCTATCAACCGCCTTTTCTGCTTCACGGGGGTGTTCCCCCCGATAAATCTCAACATGATTTAGCACGTCATACACAATGATTAGCACATTTGAATATTTCATTAATAACTCCTTCCTATTACAGTGCAAATTAAACAAGTTTACACCTCACTTATAACTTGCCCGGTGCTATACTCCGAGTTAATCTTACGAGCTTGTGCAAGAGCTTCGTCAAAACTTTCTGCCTTAACAATGAGACCGCACAAATCAGCACCCGTTATAAACCACTCTTTCAAGTTTACACCTCCTTCACAAACTCGCGCTCGCAGATGGTGCCAATAGCATTTGCAGGGATCCGCTCAATAATGAGACTGTGCCCAGTGTCGGTGAGATAGTAACGATACTTGCGGGTATCAACAATACGATTGAGGATCAACTTTGCCATAAACTCTTTAGACATTTCAAATTCTCCCTTTCTGTGTTGAGGTTCCACCTCTCTTGATTACAATTATAGTATAGCACAAGGTGCTATACGAGTACATGGATTATATGCCCAATTTATGCACAATTGGATCATTCTTATAACTAGCAATGTTTACTAAACACATGCTTGCAGGTGTACATGCGCCATGAACATATGTTCGCAGGACGTGTACAGGCAACTGTTCAGAAATCTGTTCAGAAATCTGTAATGTGGGAACAGGAATGTTA